CATCATCTGCACTTACAATCTTAGGGTCCTTAGTGGTATATGCGAAAATAGTAGCCGGTTTAACCGATTCCGTATATTCAGCGCATGCAAGGATCTGCTCGTCTGTCATATCTCCGCAATATACACCTACATACCATTCACCATTTTCTTCACGGCAAGCCTGCAATGTTTTTACGGGGTCCTCTATATTTTTCCCGGATGTTTTCTCCGCTTTACCAATGGCTACTTTGATAGGCTTCTTCCCTTGACCGAAAAGTAAAGCTGCTGCTTTATATAATCGGTCCGTTACGGTAAAACCATCTGACAACATTTCTATTGTGCCAGAATAGGTTTTAATACGAGCTGAGCCAAAATCAACGGTACCGATATCACCCATCAAAAGAGCAAGATTAAACTGCTTACGTACTGCCGATCGTGCCGACAGATTAACAAGAATATTTACCACCGGTTCAAGCGGTAATGTATGTACTCCCATAAAATCCTCCTATCTGTTCGCATTGCCGTGAATCTGGACAGTATCTATATGTCCGACATCTTCCGGCTGCGCTTCATATAATTCATTGAAACATAATATGATATTCCATCGATTCCACCATTTCCCCGCAAAGAGCTCCGGAGATTGGCGACATACCGGTAAATCCGGGACTAAAAAGACATTGTTTTTACTTAATAAGGTCCGAGATGATTCTGTAAATACTCCGTCTTTAAGTGTATTGACGAGTTCATACGCATTCGGTCCATACGCGGTGAACACAACATCCCATACACGGGTTCTATATCGATGCCGTATTACAGTATTAGTTTCTGTAATGTCTTGACTTTCAAATTGTTGCCCATACGAATCGTCCCGCTCTACTAAGTTCAAAAATACTATAGTATCTTCAATCTTCCAATCGGGTTGACCTTCTGTAGGATACTCCAGTCGGATAAACTTGTTCGGATCGGCAACATACATTTTGACAAGTTCCGCCGTCATTTGCCAAAAGAGTTTACGTAATAACTTATACTCCATCTGCCTCACCTACCAATGTCCCAATCGCTTTGTAGAAACCATTGTCACGATAATCGAATATTTGTAATAGCTTATACCGCTTACCACGATATACGCATACATCAGAGGTCTCTTTAGTATCGGTTATATGGAGTGGTACTTCAGCATAAAAAGTTTTTAATCCATGTTGGCGATCTCCTTCCGGAACCATTTCAATTTCATCACTTGTTGACGGCAAAGCAATGCCTTCTACAGTAATAGTTATATTCTCAGATACCTGTTCCCCTTCCACCCATTTGCTTTTCTTGCGAATAATCTGGTACGTGGCACAAAAATCAGGATCATGTAGCATTTCCTGCAAACTTATCATCTTAATCCTCCCGAATGACGTAGGTAATAGATCTACGTAAAGTTCCAGTATCAATCAATGGAATATCAGAACCTTTTCTCTTAATAGTTAGAGGGGAATTGGGTGCCCATCCATTACGAGGGTCATCGAACCAACTCTTTGAAACGGTCGCGCCGAAAATGCCTGCTCTGCGCAACCCAATAAGACTTTTGTTATGTTGCAGGTATTCTTTTATGCCACTTTTCATAAGAGAGGATATTTCCTTCTTGTGCGCTTCTATGGCCGGCTCAATAACTGGGCGAGGTGGAGAACCCCATAGCGGAGATCCGTGAGAATGAATATACAGTGAAAATGCTTTGCTGTACGAATTTCCTTTGTCCATATCAGACTTCATTTCATCCCGCATTTCCTTGCGTCGTATCCCATGTGTGTGAATATACAACAATTCGGCATTGGTAATACCATCACCGTTGTCATCGCGGGAAGATTTTTCTTGTGGAATACCTACCAACACCTGAACACGTCCTAAGGCCTGTATTTTTCTTTCAAATTCTCCCAGATTACTTTTCTTCGTCAGCTGTACTCCCATTTACCACACCGTCATTCCACCCTTTCCGACAAGCCGCGCAAACTGCACCAATTGTTGTCCGAAAACAGTTTGCTTATATGTTCCCCAGCCGTCAAATTCACTTCCAATAGTTCCAAAATCATAAGACTTGGAAAGATCTCCGGCAGACTTGGAAGAAACCACACCTTTAGCCAAGCCCGCTTCCAATATCTTCCCGACTCCGGATTCTGCGTCTGTAGTAGATTGTAGATACAACGTAATGAAATGCGCAATAAACAATCCTACCCCTATTTTCCAATAATTTCGCCAACGACCGCATTGCAGCGTTGCAAGCGCAACATTAAGCCACGCTTGCAATACTACATGAGAGACTTCCTTAAATAAAAAATCAGCCTGTGTATATTCCGGATGCTCATCGCTTCGAATATTACTGGCAGAAGCAATAATTCCATAAACATCCATCAGTACCATGGTTACTCCTCAGCTCCGGCTAACAAAGCTGCTTTAATTTCGTCAACTTTCATTTTATCGTTGACTTCAATCCCACGTTCTGTTGCCAGTATTAACAGTTCTTTTTTGTTCTTACCTTCCAGTCCTGTTTTAGCCTCGTGCGAGTCATCTTCCGTTTCTACATCTGTATCAGGATCGGCATTTCTGATATCCCCTGAGCTAATGGCCCATGCAAACATAGGATCCAACTTGATCCAATCCGGCACCTCTTCAAACGTAAATTTTCGGACAATGATAATTTCTCCAGAGTCAGGATTACGGAAACCGAGATTCCGTTTAGCAAATATCCTCATACAACCCTCCTGTTAAATTCCATCACGGTATACAAACGGTTCTACATAATGAACTTTGACTTGTCCCACGTTAGAGACATACAACGATTCATAGCTTGCTGTATGCACGCTCGGTTGTGTCATAGCACGTGTAAGAGGAACCGGCACATCCATGCCAACAAATCGACTATCATTTACATAGGCTACTAGTCTATCCTTACTACCAACGCCAATGCCTTCGCACCACCGGCAATCTCCGATAAACAAATCCACGCCTTTGTTTTTAGCAATATTATTTTGCAACAGGTACTCTAAGATAGAAATGCCGCCCGTTACACCTGCTACGGTAAGCGATGTCGATACTGTTTAGGCGGGATTAAAATATGATCGGGAATAGCAGACTGGTCATACTGAGACTTTGCCCACCCTGACATAATCGCTTCGTTGATGTCTTTTAAAATTTCTTCAGGTGTTTTCTTGTCCCACGTCGTCTGACCAGATGCACCCGTAGATACAGCGACAGCAGTAACATCTTTTTGGTTAACCAATCCCTGCGTGCCATATTTTTCCTGCCCAATATATGTATTGGCATCCATAAATTTGTCATAATCTAGGCGAATACCGGTATCATAAACCTGTTCAATGGATCTGCCTGTCACAGCACCACGCTGCACATCCACATACTTTACGCCCATACTTATTTCATACGGCATAACTTTGAACAAGTCCTTACTGATATCAGCTTGAATTCTGCGAATGTTATTCTGTACACCGCCAATTTCCCCTTGTCCCGTCGCAGAGAAATCAACATTCATAGCGGAAGTAGCTTCTACCCATCCCCCGCCGCTCTGGATTTCAATATCACGCGGATACGTTGTACTGGTAAGCGGTTCCCGAAGTTTCGGATCAATCTTTTCTAATTCGGACACTAAAAAAGCCATCCCTGAAGAGATGGCAGCTGCGTCAAATGTCGGCACCGCATTTCCGTACATAGACGGTATCATAATTCGTTTTCCCATTAATGTATCTCCTTTCTTACACACCTTGACGTGTAATAAGCGTTAATTCAGCAACATTACGAGCATCTTTATCGGAACCCCAACGAGCATTAGTCAGTTTAACTGTATTGGCTGCGTCGGCTGTAGCGGAAAATTCACCAAGTTTATGTCCGGACGCTGCTACGACATATACATATACATCCCCGCCTACAGTAGGCGTGCCGTTTATACATTCCACCGTTATCGAACCGCGTTCTAAGATATCGCATGCTTCATTAGGCATATAATATACGCGATTTTGGTTAGGATATTCCAAAGCACTTTTTACTCGACGCATGGCCACCCCTGCAAAGTTCTCTGCTTTATGTCCAGTACCCATTACTTGGCATGTACCGTCCGCATTAATAACAATAGGTGCCCCAAAATAGATATTATTCGTCCCTTCCTTTACCGGACGGGTACGCGATACTTCGTCACCCTGACGGCTGATTTGGCCCGGATAGCCATAATTTAACGTCTTTCCTATTACTGTTCCCGGCATACTATTTACCTCCTTTGTTATGGTGCGGGTTACGTGCGCGGCACGCAATCCCAAAATCAGCATTATTTTGTACGGTTTTAGCGTCTTTTGCCTGACGTTTTAATAATTTTTCATACGCTTTATCGCTGGCTTCTTTTTTCTGCACATCCACAACCATATTCAACAACGCTTTACGAAGTCCATCTGTAGCTGTTTTCTTTTGTTCGGCAGGCAAAGCTACGATAGTCGGTTTCATCGCTTTAAAAATCTGCAATGCAATTGCTTTATCTACAGTACCTTCTTTTTCCTCGTCCGATTTTTCTTCATCATCGTTGAT